TTTTGATCAGATCCTTGTGCAAACAAGTTACCAATCACAGGTAGGTTAACAGCAGTAGTAGCAGCAGTAGCGCCGATGTTACCACTTAAAGACTCAAGAGTGTAGTCAGCAGTTGCATTGTGACCGATCTCACCAGTTGGAGAGATAGCAGTAACCATCATGCGGTGCTCACCACCCCATAAGATTACATCGTTCAAACGCAATACGTTAGCGTCAGCAGTTGCTTTCTTCACTACTAATGTAGTTGCAGTAGAAGCCGCTGTTGCCGTTGGGTTTACAGTTGCGTAAGAGTGTAGACGAGTTTCTTCCCAGTATTGAACCTCATCGGCGGTACCGCTTGCGCGTACGGCGCCTGTAAGGTTTAGGAACCCCGTTAAACCACCTGAGATCTGCTGGTAACCATAAGTTTTAACCAACTGATCACGATTGTCAGGAGCATTGATTTCGTCAATAAAGTCACCCAATGAAGTGTATTTCGCTGGGTCAAGACGGCGGAATACCGCGGCCTTGTTGTCATTAAACACCGGAGGTGCTGAAGATGTTGCCATGTTATTTTGTTTTTATAGCGTTATTTCAAAAATGTTTGTTGCCGTCCCAAAGCATCAAGTACCTGTTGGGCAACCGAATCTCTTTGACTTTGCTCTGGATTAGCAGTAGGATTACTGGCATCAATATTCGCTGCCTTCTCAACGACATTGCGTTGTCCGTCACTCATACCTTGCTGGTAAATGCTCTGTAGAATATTCGGTAGGTTATCAGTAACCGTACGATGCATATTCCAAAGATCATGGTCCCAGTTGCCCGTGTTATCCACGTACTTATCAAAGAACTCAGTCATGTTGCCGTTATCCTTGGCCAACTCATTGCGGTAATCAGTACTCACGCCATAATTGAATTCACGACCACCGGGGAGTTCAAAGGCAATTTCGCCTAACTCTGTTAATGATTGTGCATTCGACCGAGACCATTCCACATCAAATGGGCTTTCAGTTTCAACAACATTTGAAGACCCTTCAGCAGGTAGGGTATACGCTTCACGTAACGATCCTACATTCTGTCTGGCCTTCTCTGCGTCAATCTTCAACTGAAGGTTTGAAAGTCTAACTTCTTCTTCAGAGAAAACATTTTCATCAGTCTTGTATTTAGATGAGATCAATAAATCAATTTCATCATTACCAAGAGATGGATACTCACTTGCCATATGGACCCGCATAACAGTACGATCATCCATTTCGGACGGATCTAATGCCTGGTAACGGAACCAGTCTTCAGGTGAGCGACCTGTCTTCTCCACAAAATCAGCAATGACTGCAATCCGTGGGTCGAGACTTGACTCAGATATAGATTGAGGCTCTGTTGGTTCTTCTTGCGTTGACTGCATTTCGCCTGTTAACGCTTGAAAGAAACTTTCAAAACCTTCACTCTCGTTATTTAAAGAACTTTGCTCCTCTTGTACAGGAGCCGCTTCTTGTTCTACAACCTGTTGTACGTCTTGTTGTACTTCTGGTTGTACTTCTGGTTGAGCCGATTCAACTACTTGTTGCGGCTCACTTTCATTTGTAGGTGCAGGCTCTGCACTTACCTCTGGTGTAGGCGCTTGCACATTATCTTGCACAGGTGCCTGCTCTGTAGCCTGTGGCTCTCCGGGGAAGGTATCAGTAATAGTGAATCCTGCATCCTGGATAGCCTGCTCCATTTGGCTTTCTACTTTTTCCATTTGATTTAATTTATTTATACCACAAATTTAATACATAAACTGTATGTTTGTGGAAGTGAGTGCACTGGCACTTACTGTGGTTAGGAGTAGCCAAAAGAAAAGGGGACCCTGTTAAGAGTCCCCTTTTTATATATAGTGTAAGCGGTGTTTAGTAAGTATCCTTTGCTCCTGGATTAAATCCTGCTTTAGCACCAAGCATTGTCATTGTTGCTTTCTCTGCTTTACCACCTGCTTTATACTTCTTCGTACCACCTCTTCCTGCGTTACCATCAACAACTGAATCGCTGTTAGAGTCAAGCATCTTGCGAGCCATCTCTCTTTGGCTTGGGTCTTTAAGTAGAGCCTTTAGTAATCCCCCACTTCTGTACATTTTCATTAGTCGATCATCCATGTCAATAAGATTTGTATTGCAAATTTAAGTAATGTTATGTAAGTTTAAGTAACTGAAATTTATATCATGAAGACAAATTACGAAACAAACATTAGTGTTGAAAGTAAATGTGTGTTAACTAATATTGCTGACTATGCTGCAACCAACATGATGAGAACAAAAGAGAAGTCTGAGTTATACGCTAAGATTATAGATCGCTGTGTGTCTATGCTCGGTAAACCTTAGTCTTCTTTTTAACGGCTTTGGGTTGAGGAACATATTGCTTTCCTTCTTCTGTACCCTTTCTTTTCGCTCTTGTAGTTGCATTGTACTCTTCATCAGACAACGCTGCAATTGCCGCTGTAGGCAGGTAGCGCTCTCCTGTCTTAGATGAGGCCTTACCTGATTTAGTACGCCACTTTTGTTTAGTCCATTTTTTTAGAGACTCTTGTGCTTTTCTTAAACCTGGCATTATTTGTATCCGCCCCCTGCGGCTTTATAGGCTTTGGCTAACATCTGTGCTTTACGAGCAGACCACTGTCCTGCTTTACCACCTTTAGTACCCGCCATAATTCTTTTAAACAAACGCTTACGCATTCCGGGTTGAGTATAGTTACCAGATTGATTTACTTTTGATTTGTACTTCTTTGCCATTACCACTTTACTTTATTAGCCCAGTACGCAGCAGAGAATTTACCCTTCTTAATGTTCTTGGCGTGACGGGCTTTAAAGGAAGCACGTTTCTTTTTCATCTTATCAGATTCACCTGCCTTTGGCTTACCCGCTGTTGATGCTCCTTGCTCTCCAAAACGAATAATCTTAACCTTGTCTCCTTCTTTAGCCGCTACAATATGTGACTTTGTAGGATGATCTGGAGTCCGCTTAGGTTGATTAAAACCCTTGAGTCTATATCGTTTTAGTATGTTGCTGTACTTACTTCCTGCCATAAAGCAAATATAAGTATTATCGTTTTATACCGGGTATAGCGAGGTGTATCTCAATTTTCTTAATGAGTTCTAAAACATCACTACTTTCAAGACGACGAGAAGAAATCATCTCATGTAATAATTTTAATTGATCTGTACTTAGATCTAAGAAGTGTCTCATTTTTATAAGTAATTAAACAGTCTGAAATCATCTGCATATATTTTTTTTATAATCTCTCTTGACTCATTGTCGTATGGATCTTGATCTATTTTCGCTGTATAGTTTACGCGGACAAATTCTTCTGGTAGTTTATCATTATGGTTCTCCCTAAACAGTAACCAATCATTAGCGAATGTCTCGTATTTAAAAATATGATCTACAAGTTTGTGTCTCCGCATTAGATATAAAAAGTCTACCTGTGGTACAAAATGTACAGGGTCATAATTGTCGTTCTTAAATTGTGATAGTAAATCTGTTTTTATATAATCTCGAAACCGTTCAATCATGTTTGGCTCCTCTATAGTTTGAGATCTTAAAAAATTATGTTTCCAAGCGGACCATATTCGATCGTATGGGTTACGTACAATACTAAAAGAAGTATATTCAGAAAGCATTTTGTTACTGTATTCCTCTGTTAGATCAAATAATGTGTAATGCCTATGACCGTGTCCTTTATCTCTTTGTTCTTCAGTCCTCAACTCCCTGTGTATTGAAGTTGTCATACACTTTGGCACTGCTATAAAAATTAATTTATGGTTATGATATACCATTATTTTTGTTTATTGCAAAATGAAACAAGTATGTATCTCTTGCCACTGTGTACTGGCCTGCCGCCATGCCTGTGGGTAACCTGGCCAGGATGAATAGCAATGTGTCCTACATCTCCCACATGTGTTTGTTTTTGATTATAAAAATATGTACCGCCCCCTGTATAGTCTTTGTTTAAAGTTAGCACCGAACTAATAATAGCATTGTCATGATGCAAGTCTAAGTGACCCTGTGTGTCTGTAGTATACTTAATCATAAAGTTCTCACTATCCATTTCCGCCCAGGCTTTACCATGAAGATGCCATCTGCTTATCGCGGCAGGGAAAACAAACTCTTTCAGAACACGCTTGTATATTTCATCGTATCCAAATGAAGAAATTAATGTATCTACTGTTGGATAAAATTCATGTCTTTTAGTTTGCCATAAAGCCTTCTGCTCTGCTTCATCTATAAGCAACTCACAAAACTCCTCAGTAAACAGCGGGAAAGATATTACATCTTGTATAGGCTCTTCAAATATCATGTCCCAAGCCTTTGTCTTTGCAGCGGGGTGAATCCACTTAGATATCCATTCAGGCCATTTACCCGATTTAAAAATGTGTTCGTGAACAGTAGACTGAGTCCTGCTTGTGTTATCGTTAGATGATTGGAAAGCAATGTCTTCTTTTAATGCAAGCGCACGAGTGTCTCTGGTTACCCAATCCCAATCACCTCGTGGATGAACACAATAAGTAGCAGGCACAAATTCATCTGCCGCTGTTATATACTCCTGAAAGTTATGCTGAGTAAAAGATAATGCACCGGCTTGAGTAACCATATAAGCATGTAAGTTATAAGAGTATCCAGGAACTACAATATCTCCGTAATCCTCTCTATCTGGAGCCATTGCTCTGCGCCCTAAGTAAAGCATATCCCATGTGCTTGGATCTGGAATGATTGAGTAATCTATTTTACCTTTAAAGAAGAAGTCTTCCTCACATATTAAAGCAACCTCTGTTTGATCCTGTACTATTTTTTTCCAGGTATTTAAATGCGCTAAACCACAACCCATTTCACCAACTGTTACTGGTTGGTTCCACCATTTATTATCACTGTCCATAGCCCATGAATCGTGTGGAGACCATTTATAATCTTCAAAAGATCTCGCATCTACACCTGGTACTATAACTACGTCACAATCAATGCCTGCTTCCCTTAGTCTTCCTTTATACTCTTTTAACTTTTTGTCAGAGGTATCCATGGATATTACATAGACTTTTTGAATCATAACGCTTTCTTTTTCATTAAATAAAATTTCCCATTCTTTTGCTACTAACTTCCAGTCACGAGACTTAACATATTCATCAACCTTAGACCAATCTGTTATATGCTTGCTAAACTTATTTAAAGTTTCTTTAAGACCAGCAATAGGGTTTACCAAAGGTCTTACATGATGTCCCAACATCTCGATCGCTGTTAAGCAATAAGTTTCATTGTATGTAGTAGGGTAATACCAACTCTCACACTTAGACATTAGTTTATACAACTCTTTATTTGAAAGGCTACCATGAAAAGTAACGCCTTCTAATTTAGATACACGATCAGAAAAGTTTTGATTGTAGTACTCCAAACCATAACCAGGTGTACATATATCGAGAGTACCATCAAGGTATCCTTTTTCAATATCACTAATTACTGCATCGAGTCCTCGTTCGGGATGCGATGTGTATATATAAGAATCTTTCTTCTTAATGGTGACAGGTTCAAACAGCGATGTGTCAAGGCCGTTACCAATTACTTTTACTTTATCTTCTGAAAAATAAGCAGGCGCTTCATTCCTAATAAAGTATTCTTTATGCCAATTGGTAAGGCAAACAATTGTGTCTGTGTTTAGATAAACATCTTTTATATCTACATCAGACATACGCTGGCCCTTATACCAGTAGTGGGGATGTTCATTGTGTAACCAGAATATCTTCTTAGTCTGTGGCTTTAGATTATAGTATTTTAAGTAGTGTATATATGATACGCCGATAAGGATATCTATCTCTGGGATCTCACTTATGTTTTTTAGATCTACATAATTAAGGGATCCGCTGTTTGGGTATTTGTCAGAAACAGGTTTGACTTGACCTACTACGAAAACACTATGGCCTTGTAAAGCAAGCGACCTTGATAAACCCATTATACATTGCTCTGTTCCTCCTATTCCTTCAGAGTTATAATAGGGGTTCCAAGCACTTGCATAATATCCTGCGTGGAATACAATGACCATTTGTTGATACAATTAAATTAACTATTGCATCACTAAAGATACATTATCTAACTGGTCTTTACAATTCTACTGTATATCACATACGCCCCGTCGGGTATATTATCTATGTATGTAAGCGCTTCTGCCTTTGTCGAGAATGAACGGAACTCATCAAAGTTGTCATCAGTTCTTTCCCATGTTCCATCGGTTTTTAAATCCGCTGTATTGTCTGCGTTTTGTATGTAGAAACTTTCTTGAACCGCCATATTATGTTAATCTTTGAACCATTATACCTCTATATACACTTGCAGATTGCGTTGAGTGATTCCAAAGACCATCAAGAGCATTGGATGTAGTCAACTCATATGCAGATGATGCACTCGCTTGGAATATAAAACATGCGCTAAGAGTGCTAAAGTCTCCATAAGTATTATGACGGAAGTATTGAATTGCCGCTGAACCTATTGGGTTTGTGCTACCCCCTGTCACTTGCTTTAAGTAGAAACCTACACATGAACGGTTATTGTAATTAGACTTTAGTGTCACAGAGTAAGTACACAGATATGTACCAGTTGCTGATATAGTAATTTGATTAGAACTAATATCTACGTTTGTACCCGCTTGACCACCACCTAAAGTTCTGTTTATATTACAACGAGTTTGAGCCGCAGTAAATGTTTGACTGGAGTCAATTCCGCCAATCATAGGAGTAAAACCAGTACCAGGTGTTCCTGCTGTTCCTGTCTGACCCTTTTGGCCTTTACTACCATCTAATCCTGTACCGGTCTCACCCTTCTGTCCTTTGACTGAAACACCTTGCTCACCTTTCTGTCCTTTAACGGACGCACCAGCCTCACCTTTTTGACCCTTGACTGAAGCACCTGCCTCACCTTTCTGTCCTTTGACTGAAACACCTTGCTCACCTTTCTGTCCTTTGACTGAAACACCTTGCTCACCTTTCTGCCCCTTAACTGAAGCACCAGCAGCACCCTTCTGACCTTTGACACTGGATCCCGCAGGCCCCTGTATATTACCAGTTGGTACCCATTGAACACCATCCCACTCATAGATATCACCAGTGGCAGTATCTAAGTACTGATCACCAACATTAGTACCAGTACCAGACGGTGGGCCAACAGCGGAAGTCCAGTTATCTCCTTCTTCACCCTTCTGTCCTTTAGTACCAGCCTCACCTTTCTGTCCTTTGACACTGGCTCCAGCAGCGCCCTTCTGACCCTTAGTGGCAGCACCAGTAGCGCCCTTAGTTCCGGCCTCACCTTTCTGTCCTTTAGTCGCAGTACCGGTTGCACCCTTAGTACCCGCTTCTCCTTTCTGTCCTTTAGTCGCAGTACCAGTTGCACCCTTGGTACCCGCTTCACCCTTCTGACCTTTAGTAGCGGTACCAGTTGCACCTTTAGTACCGGCCTCACCTTTCTGTCCTTTGACTGAAGCACCAGCAGCGCCTTTCTGTCCCTTGACACTTGCACCCTGTGCACCTTTGTCTCCAGCAGCACCCTTAGAACCCGCTTCGCCCTTCTGACCTTTAGTAGCAGCACCCGCAGCACCCTTCTGTCCTTTACCGCCTTGTGGTCCTTGGATGTTTCCTGTTGGCACCCATTGAACACCGTCCCACTCATAGATGTCTCCAGTGGAAGCATCCAAGTACTGATCACCTACGTTAACACCTGGAGTACTCGGCGGTCCTGCTGCTGAGGTCCAGTTATCTCCTTCTTCTCCCTTTTGGCCTTTGGCACCTGCCTCTCCCTTCTGTCCCTTGACAGATGCTCCAGCAGCGCCTTTATCTCCGGCTTCTCCTTTTTGTCCTTTAGTAGCAGTACCGGTTGCACCTTTAGTACCGGCCTCACCTTTCTGCCCCTTAGTGGCAGTACCTGTTGCACCTTTAGTACCGGCCTCACCCTTCTGACCTTTAGTTGCGGTACCGGTAGCGCCTTTAGTACCAGCCTCGCCTTTCTGTCCTTTAACGCTTGCTCCGGCCTCGCCCTTCTGTCCTTTAACAGAAGCACCTGCTTCTCCCTTCTGTCCTTTAACAGAGGCACCGTCTTGTCCTTTCTGACCCTTGGTACCCGCTTCTCCTTTCTGTCCTTTTACGGATGCGCCATCTTGACCCTTCTGTCCTTTACTGCCTTGAGGCCCCAATATATTACCAGTTGGTACCCATTGAACACCATCCCATTCATATATGTCTCCAGTGGCCGTATCCAAGTACTGGTCGCCTATGTTAACACCAGGAGTAGATGGTGGGCCTACTGCTGAGGTCCATGAATCACCTTCAAGTCCTTTTTGACCTTTTGTTCCAGCCTCACCCTTTTGTCCTTTGACCGAAGCACCCTGTGCACCTTTATCTCCTGCTTCTCCCTTCTGACCTTTGACCGAAGCACCCTGTGCACCTTTATCTCCTGCTTCTCCTTTTTGTCCTTTTACCGATGCACCATCTTGACCTTTCTGGCCTTTGGTTCCAGCCTCACCCTTTTGACCCTTAACCGCTGTACCTGTTGCACCCTTGTCTCCGGCTTCTCCTTTCTGACCCTTGACACTGGCACCAGTTGCACCCTTGTCTCCAGCCTCTCCCTTCTGGCCTTTAACTGAAGCACCTGTTTGACCCTTGTCACCAGCCTCACCTTTCTGACCTTTAACAGAGGCTCCATCTTGACCCTTCTGTCCTTTTTCACCTTTACTACCTTGTGGTCCTTGGATGTTCCCAGTAGGTACCCACTGTACACCGTCCCACTCATAGACATCGCCTGTAGCAGTATCAAGGTATTGATCACCTACATTAACACCAGGGGTTGAAGGAGGTCCAACAGCGGAAGTCCAAGAGTCTCCCTCTTGGCCCTTAACTCCTATTTCTCCTTTTTGTCCTTTCTGACCCTTGTCTCCGGCTTCGCCTTTCTGACCTTTAGTACCAGCCTCTCCTTTCTGTCCTTTATCTCCCGCTGTTCCTTTATCTCCAGCCTCACCTTTTTGTCCTTTGACAGATGCTCCTTGTGCGCCTTTGTCTCCAGCCTCACCTTTCTGCCCCTTGACAGATGTACCTGTTGCACCCTTGTCACCAGCCTCACCTTTCTGCCCCTTAACACTGGCTCCGTCTTGACCCTTTTGTCCTTTCTCTCCTTTACCACCTTGTGGTCCCTGAATATTCCCGGTTGGAACCCATTGAGTACCATCCCATTCATATACGTCACCAGTCGCTGTATCTAAGTATTGATCACCTACATTGGTACCCGGAGTAGACGGAGGTCCAACAGCAGATGTCCAAGAGTCTCCTTCTTGTCCTTTAAGACCTATTTCACCTTTCTGACCTTTTTGTCCTTTGTCACCAGTTGTACCTTTATCTCCTGTATCTCCTTTGGTACCATCAATTCCTTTTTGTCCTTTCTCACCCTTATCTCCAGTGATGCCCTTATCTCCCGTAGTTCCTTTGGTACCATCGATACCCTTCTCACCTTTAGTACCGTCAATCCCTTTTTGACCTTTGTCACCCTCTTCTCCTTTTTGGCCTTTTACAGATGCACCGTCAATCCCTTTTTGACCTTTCTCACCCTTACCGCCTTGTGGTCCCTGTATATTACCGGTAGGTACCCACTGAGCACCATCCCATTCGTAGACATCACCAGTCGCTGTATCTAAATACTGGTCACCTATATTAACGCCTGGAGTACTTGGGGGTCCAACAGCGGAAGTCCAAGAGTCTCCTTCTTGTCCTTTAACACCATCTTGTCCCTTCTGACCCTTTTCACCTTTATCCCCCGCTGTTCCTTTATCACCTGTAGCGCCTTTGGTACCATCTATACCTTTCTGGCCTTTATCACCAGCAGTACCTTTGTCACCCTCTTCTCCCTTTTGACCTTTTACCGATGCACCATCTTCACCTTTTTGTCCTTTACCTCCTTGTGGACCCTGTATGTTTCCGGTTGGTACCCACTGAGCACCATCCCATTCATATACATCACCAGTATTGGTATCGAGATATTGATCACCTACGTTAACACCTGGAGTAGATGGGGGGCCTACCGCCGAAGTCCAACTATCTCCTTCTTGACCTTTAACACCGTCTTGTCCCTTCTGGCCTTTCTCTCCTTTATCACCAGTAGTTCCTTTATCACCTGTAGTTCCCTTGGTACCATCTATACCTTTCTGACCCTTATCTCCTTCTTCTCCTTTTTGACCTTTAACGGAAGCCCCGTCTTGGCCCTTCTGACCCTTCTCACCTTTGCCTCCCGCTGGTCCTTGGATGTTTCCAGTAGGCACCCACTGAGCGCCATCCCACTCATAAACGTCACCTGTAGCAGTATCAAGATATTGATCACCTATGTTAACTCCGGGAGTAGATGGGGGGCCTACCGCCGAAGTCCAAGAGTCTCCCTCTTGACCTTTAACACCGTCTTGTCCCTTTTGTCCTTTATCTCCTTTGTCGCCAGTTGTACCTTTAGTACCGTCAATACCCTTCTCTCCTTTGGTACCATCGATGCCCTTCTCACCTTTATCTCCGGCAGTACCCTTGTCACCAGTAGTTCCCTTAGTTCCGTCTTCACCCTTCTGGCCCTTACCGCCAGCAGGACCTTGGATGTTCCCGGTTGGTACCCATTGAGCACCGTCCCATTCGTAGACATCGCCTGTAGCAGTATCAAGGTATTGGTCACCTATATTAACGCCTGGAGTAGACGGTGGGCCAACAGCGGAAGTCCATGAATCACCCTCTTGTCCTTTAAGACCGTCTTGTCCCTTTTGGCCCTTCTCTCCTTTGTCTCCCGTAGTTCCTTTAGTCCCGTCAATACCTTTCTCTCCTTTGGTGCCGTCGATACCTTTCTGACCTTTATCTCCAGAAATACCTTTATCTCCAGTAGTTCCTTTAGTTCCGTCTTGACCCTTCTGACCTTTACCACCAGCAGGACCCTGGATGTTCCCAGTAGGTACCCACTGTGCACCATCCCACTCATAAACGTCACCTGTAGCAGTATCCAGGTATTGGTCGCCTATGTTAACACCTGGAGTACTCGGTGGTCCAACAGCAGATGTCCATGAGTCACCTTCTTGACCCTTGACGCCATCTATACCTTTCTGGCCTTTCTCTCCTTTGTCTCCGGTAGTCCCCTTAGTTCCGTCTTCACCCTTCTGGCCCTTCGTACCATCGATACCCTTCTCACCTTTGTCCCCGGAAATACCTTTGTCCCCCGTAGTTCCTTTAGTGCCATCTTGACCTTTTTGCCCTTTGCCTCCGGAAGGACCTTGGATGTTTCCAGTTGGTACCCATTGGGCGCCATCCCATTCGTAGACATCGCCAGTCGCTGTATCGAGATATTGGTCTCCTATATTAGTACCAGGAGTGCTTGGTGGTCCAACAGCAGATGTCCAACTATCTCCTTCTTGGCCCTTGAGACCGTCTTGTCCCTTTTGTCCTTTTTCTCCTTTGTCACCAGTTGTACCTTTGTCTCCTATATTTCCTTTGGTACCATCGATGCCCTTCTCGCCTTTAGAACCGGCTTCGCCTTTGTCGCCAGTAGCGCCTTTGGTACCGTCTTCACCCTTCTGGCCTTTACCTCCAGCCGGACCCTGAATATTTCCAGTAGGCACCCATTGTGCGCCGTCCCATTCGTAGACATCGCCGGTGGCCGTATCCAAGTATTGGTCACCTATGTTAACTCCGGGAGTAGATGGGGGACCTACTGCTGAGGTCCATGAATCACCTTCTTCTCCTTTTAACCCATCAATTCCTTTTTGACCTTTCTCTCCTTTGTCTCCGGTAGTACCTTTATCGCCAGTGGCGCCCTTAGTCCCGTCGATACCTTTCTCACCTTTAGAACCGGCTTCGCCTTTATCACCAGCAGTTCCCTTATCGCCAGTAGTTCCTTTAGTTCCGTCAATTCCTTTTTGCCCTTTGCCTCCGGCAGGACCCTGGATATTTCCGGTGGGGACCCATTGGGCACCATCCCACTCATAAACATCGCCAGTGGCCGTATCTAAATACTGATCACCTATGTTAACCCCAGGAGTTGAAGGCGGCCCAACAGCGGAAGTCCAACTATCACCTTCTTGTCCTTTAAGACCATCTTGTCCTTTTTGACCTTTTTCCCCTTTATCTCCAGTAGTACCCTTGGTACCATCAATTCCTTTTTCTCCTTTATCTCCGGCAGTACCCTTGTCTCCCGTGGTTCCTTTGGTACCATCGATACCCTTCTCTCCTTTATCTCCAGCAGCACCCTTGTCTCCAGCATCTCCCTTGGTGCCGTCAATTCCTTTTTCCCCTTTATCACCAGTAGCACCTTTCGTACCGTCAATGCCTTTTTCTCCTTTGTCACCAGTATCTCCCTTGGTGCCATCAATTCCTTTCTCTCCTTTTTCTCCAGCGGTACCTTTGTCTCCTGTATCTCCTTTAGTACCATCAATGCCTTTTTCACCTTTCTCTCCAGCAGTACCTTTATCACCAGTATCGCCCTTGGTACCATCAATACCCTTTTGGCCTTTATCTCCAGCCTCGCCCTTATCACCAGTAATACCCTTATCTCCAGTAGTACCTTTATCCCCTATATTTCCTTTAGCGCCTTCTTCTCCTTTGGTGCCATCTATACCTTTCTGACCTTTGTCTCCAGAAATACCTTTGTCACCAGTAGTACCTTTTTCTCCAGTATCACCTTTAACACCGATCTCACCTTTAGCACCTTCTGATCCTTTTGCACCGACTTCACCTTTGTCGCCCTGTATACCTTTATCACCAGTAGTACCCTTCTCTCCAGTATTTCCTTTTGATCCAGTATCGCCCTTAACGCCTATTTCCCCTTTAGAACCTTTAAGACCTATTTCACCCTTCTGGCCCTTTTGACCCTTGTCTCCTTTAGCACCAACAAGTTGGGTAACACTACCAGGAGTTATTACCGCTGTTGTTTGAGGAGGAAGTGTTATATCGAAAACAAGTCCGCCTGCTTCTATTACTATGATTTCTACTTCAGCCATTAGGGGTTATTCTGAAATTTATGTTACGATGTCCTGCACTACCTCAAAGGTTCCATAGAACCAAGTCTCAACAGTGCCGGCAGATGTAAGTGTTGATTGAAAGCCATATACATATGTACCTGCTGGTACCTGCATATTAGCCGCTGTTATAGTTACCACGAGATTTCCATTGATATCTCCAGTAGCACTTATATCGGTATCGGCTATAACCAGTGGTCCATTGTCATATTCTCTAACTTCCATTTTAAAAGAGTATAGAGTAAGATCTAACTTCACACCATTCGAGGATGCTACAACAGAGTTTAAGATAAACGTGTCTCCACGACGCGTACAGATATTTAACTGTGCAGCGTTGTTCATATTTAAGTTTGTCGGGTTAGGACATGAACATGGACTATTTGAGCATCCGCAAGCCATATTACGATAGGGTTAAGTTTGTTATTACTTCTTCTTCCATTGGGGGCCTTTCTCCTTGACGTTGAGCAATTAATTTACTTTGAGCAGCAGCCTGCTTGTCTATACGAGCGTCTTTACGATTCTCTGATTCTGCTTGTTCTTGTTGCTTTACCCCACTCTCAATTTGTTGTTCAACAATACCGTACTCACCTTTTATGTTTTCTAATTGAATCTTGTATTGATACTCAAGTTCTAAGAGTTGTGCTTTTGCTTGTGTCTCTAATTGAATGCGCTGTGCTTCTATCTGAGCCTCCATTTGTTTTTTCTGCATTTCAATCTGACCAGCAACTTGTGATGACTCAGCATTTGCCTGTGCCTGCATCTGCATATTTTGAGCCGCCATTTGTTGTTGCTGCTTCATGCGCTTCTTACGACTAACAACTAATAATCTTTCTGCTTGCTCAACATCTTTGATTTGTCTGATAGCAATAGCGTCTTCAAGATCGATTTCTTTTTGAGCAAGTGCTATTTGAATGTTTTGTTCTAAGTAGGCTTTGTCCATCTCGTTCATTTCTGTAACAACCATTACTCCGAAGTTGTACATAGATAGATTATCAAACGATGTTATTACAGCCATGTTTGTTTCTCCAATAGCGTTGGTATACGCTTTATAAAGAATACTTTTTGGTGGTATAATCTGTAAACATTTCACAACGTCTTCACAAACCTTTTTGTAAAGAACCATAGCAGCGTTAGTAATATCATATATAGCATTGTTACCTGCGGCTATTTGCTGCTGTCTAACGCCTACAAGAGCATCTCCTTTAGGTGATGTTCCATCCATGACCTCATTGATCCCTGTGGCATCTCTAATCATCCTTAGATAGTGATTGTATATCGCAACCAATTCTGTGATGTTTCTGATAGCATTCCCTATTTCTCGAACCGGTGGGTTTTGGAAACCACCTTCTGGATTTTTACTTCTGTAATAGAAGATACCAGTTTGTTCGTATATGTCTTGAATCTCTAACGGCTGAAGTTCTCCGCCTCTACCAAGTTGTACATTCTCTAATCCCTCAATATCTATGATCAAGCCATCAGGCTTTGCCTTAGCAATAGATTGTTGAATCTTGAGGTGTGTGATTTGTAACATATCAGCAAACCCAATAACAGAGGAAACCATTGACTTCGGAATCATTCCTCTAATGTTTGTTGCAATGGCGCTGTATGATAATGTAGCACGGGAAATATCATGTACGTTCTTCGGTATGTTTTTCTTAGGGCCGTAGTCAAACATTAACTCTGTACCCACAATGTAAGTACCTCCGTATACCGTAGCGTTACTCATGTACAGTGCTTCTCGATCGTATACAGATTGCTGAGGAGCATTGTACTCTGTCCCTTTGTAATAAAAGCCTATGTTTCCATAAGCAGATTCTTTCTTCTCGTATATAATGTTGTCGACAGACATGAACTCAAAGTCCATAACTTCAACCTTGTACTCATCGTATCCCTGACGGTAACGTGTACCTGGACGATCATATGTATAGCCAGCAGAACTAAATTGAGTCGGATTGTTTCCGTACTTGTTCATTACTGTCTTTGCAATCTGTTCGTATTGTGCTTCAGTAAACTGATCACCAGCAATACGCTTGAGTTCCATTATGGTTATGAACTTGAAATGTCCAGCATATGTCAGGTCACCAAAGTTCGGATCATCAGTATAATTATGTACAAATCGTTTTGGATCAACATACTCTTCTTTGATGCCATAGTTAGGATCATTAGTACGTTTAGCCACAGCCATACCAAGAGTGGCCAAGTCTTCAACACAACGGCGATATATAGATTCATTAAAATTATTCCACTTGAGAGTCAGTTCAGTAGCAATCTGTGCAGATATCTCAGCGTCTGTTTTAATATTTGTATCAAGAAATATTTCTGTTTCCTCTGGTGTTTCCGGTAGTTCGTTTGGATCTATTGAAACATTTAAACCAAGTGCTTTGGCTTCTTCTATTATGTTACGGTTTTCGATACGTAAAATAGTAGAGGCTTTCTTTTTATCTTTTTCTGATCTGGAAAGAGGATCTATTGCCTGTATCTGTGGATACGGTTCTTTAGATAATATCTTGTTTACAACAATCTTTACAAACTTTGGTACAATCGGAACAGGCGTGTAATCAAGAGTTAGTAGTGTTCCGTCTCCATTGTTAGGGTCAAGAGAATTTAGAATCTGTCTGTATATAGACGTGTCTTGAGTTCCCTGGGCATAGTCTCTACAGCGTTCCATTTCTGTATTTCTTCTACCGTACAATGAATTTTGATAGTCACTCCCAACCCATTGAGCGAACATGGCCTTGGCATATTGCAGACCATAGGGCATAGACATCTTTTCCTCTGTGCCTGCTAAAGCGTCTGGAAAGGAAGACTGTCCTGATTTATATTGGTTATCCATACTTGAGATTGCTACTTATGCAAATATACTTCTTATTATTTTCGTATAATTATCTGACCCTTTCTGAAGAATTGCTTCTTTTCGAAATCAGTTTTAACTTGAACAGGCTTATGTCCTTGAGCAGCAAGCAATGCCAATCCACTTGATATAGAAAGGTCATACTTAGTTCTGTCATCTATTTTAAAATTAACCCAGTCTTCAAGGGTTCTTTCAAAATACATTTTCCCAAACGCAAGCGTATCTTCATTGAGTCCAACGTGATCGTGGATGTATGCTTCTATCGCTTGAGCATGAGCCTGTATGACATCTTTTGAATTCGATGGTATACCCTTTGTTTTAGTTTTGGTGCTTTGGAATTTAGAGCCTAAGTGTTCTGGTCTTTCCATTAAGAAGTGGTCGTAACCCCTTGTCTCAAAGTACCTTGCGATACCGTACTTATTGTTTTCAATTAACACAGGGTAACCGTAAAACTTAGCAGCCATCAAAACATCCTCATAAAATATTTTAGCAAGAGGTGGTCGTGATGCGTATTCAGCGACAAACATATTTGATGGGTGACCCATGTTGAATTTGTTGTAGAAATGACATGCGCCCTTTGATCCTCTTCCGTCTACTGTTGCATCAATATCATAACTATCCACGCCAGCACAACCTATCCAGGCATTTTCAGGTTTTGGTTTGTTTCTCAAATCAGAAGGGGGCATCCATGCTACACGCCATCTTCCGTTTGGATCAGGCTTAAACATAACTTCTGTGTCCTGCTTACCTCCTGACCAAACAAAGTTTCCTACTACAACTGGAGAAGGATATAGATCATCATTGTATTCTATCTGTTCGTAAATCTTTTGTACGTTGAACAGAGATGCTTTAGCGCTGTCTCTAAATGCCTCTGCTTCAGTGAACGGGAACTGGCGTATTACCTCATTAAGTTCATAAGAATCGTTTACCAATGCTTTACGCTCATTCTTTAAGTAAGTCTTTGCTCCTATAGATATAGGCTCATCAAACTCCGTATAAACCGTTTTCTCTGGGTCTTCGACCACTGGCATCCCATACTTATCAAAGAAGCCCTCAAGTGCATCGTAAGACGGTATAAAGACAGAGTACAGTCCACTGCGTGTTCGACCGTTGTCGTTTCTTTCTCTTGGATCGCTTGCACCATACAAATCCCTAAACTGTTTACCACCTCTATCCAGTGGATTGACAGTGCTACCAACAAGAGCCTTTCCTACGATTCTACGTCCAACTAATAAACAAGTACGCTGTATCCTCCAAGCCTCTCTTATGTCGTTCCCCTTTTCCCACTTACCTGCTTCATCCAGATATAACATATGTAGTTTCTCCCCATCATATGCATTGGTCGTAGTATTCTTCCAGTTTACAATTGTATTGAGTGCCTCACCAGAAGAAGCAGTCTTATTTTTCTTCGTGATTCTTTTTGAAGGCTCACGAAATGCGAGTTCCATACGGGGGTTGGTAGTACCGTCTTGTATAGGCTTAAAGAAAAAAGGCAGTGACTTATACATAGGCACCACCTTCTTCATAAATATATTTTCTTGTGCATCTGTTCCTGTCTTCGACATGATGCCCAATAGTTTTTCTTTTACCTGAGTGCCCTCATTAACAAGTATAGACGCAGACATATTTGTGTATCCAGAACGACGACACTTCACGTAGATCTGTCCAACACATCTTGGATCCTTTATGCATGCCTCAAGATGTATGAATAGTTTCCTTTGAAAGTCAAGGAACGATGGGTATCCAATATCGATCTTACACCACTGTAAGAAGAAGTAGTGGTTACCTGTGATATAGGTAGGTACCCCGTTGTTGTAAAACCATACTCCATCTCTACGTCTTTTAAATTCTTGACTTATATAGGGCGTGAACTTTTTTCTAAATGACTCTGGCATTCCCAGCCACTCTTCCATCGACCGGATCTTTTTAAGATCATCAGGAAGCCCCTCTCTCACCCATCTTTGATCTTCCTTTTTTAAATTATTAAAAAGTATATCTTTCTTGGCTGGTTGCTTAGGGAACTGTATGGGTAAGTCAAAGTATAACCTGACGTTGCCTTCGGTTTTGTCAGGGCAGATATTTATTACAATCTCATCTTCTATTTCTACAAGTCCCGCCATTGTTTAATAATCCCAGTAGATGAAGACTTGATTACTTTGAGAATTTTTCTGCGAATCCTCCTGAATAGTCTTGTTCTTCTTTAATCTGTCCACTTTCTTTAAGTGTCTTAATGAGTTGTTCAAGTCTTTCTCTTTCAACAATAAGTTCTTTAGCGTCAACAGCGGTAATTTTAATTGACTGAAGTTCAGCCTTTCTTTGAGATCCGCTAAGTTCTTGATCTACAGGCTTTTGTATTTCAGCAATCATGTTGTCAATTGCAATATCCATCGCTGCAACTAATCTTTGCGCTGTTACTATGTTATGCTTCTGCTTCGATGACTTTGCCATGTATGTGTTTTAAGTATACCCTAAACATTGTTTCACCATCAACCTCCATTCGATAGTCAGAATTCTTTCGAATAATAACTTTATCGCCGGGTACCAATCCAGTTTCTTCTAATCTATCAGAACCATACTTGATATATCCATATTGGTTATACTCATGTTTCTCTTCTAATAGATGCAGTGTGTCACTTTTTAATTCTTGCTCTTCTTCTGCTGGTATAAGAAATATCCATTCCCCCAGTAACTTAACCTCACCAGTTTTTTTACTCTTGTGTGCATACGCTTGACAAGACAGAGGGTCATAGCCTCCGTCGTAGTAGACTATATATACATCGTTGTTTGGATCAAGCCACTGGCCCCTTTTCGCACTCTCTTCTAATTGATCAGCACCATCCTGAAGAACCAAATGATTACCGCCCAATATTACATGATGATGAAAGTACATTGTGTCTCCGATCTCTACCCCTGTGTCATATTTTTCTGGAACACCAACAACCTCTCCTTCCATGGTACGATGCTTAAACTCATCCCACTTGGTGTCAATATATATCTCCTCTCCGTTAAGAGTTACAGTGTCTTGTGTTACATTAGGAACTCTTACAAGAAAATGTTTTAAAGGTCTCATATTGGTTCTGGAGCCTCAAACTTTAATTCTGTTGTTGGCGCTTCATCCCAAAGGTTTATTGCAATAGCAGATCTTGTTCCTTTGGTTACAGTTGTAACTCTGTGATGAGTGTTACCTGCATCAAATATGATTAACCTATTGTGCTTTGCTTGGATTCTTTCAGGCTCATTGTCAGGACCATTGGAGAATATCTCAAGGTATCCTCCCTCTATATCCATTTCAACAGGATAGAACACTGTACCTATGATAGGAGCCTTTACTACACCTTCTGATTTCCAAAGGGCTTCATCTTTATCTAAGTGCATGTTTAGGTTAGAAACCCCTTTACCTTCACCGTATTGTCCGGTCCAGTACTCAAACCCATCTAAAGACACCGATCCATACGGAGGATAGTCTCTCCATATATAACAGATTAGTCTTTTCTTTAATGTATCGTCTGGTGAGTTCCACCATCCGTCCCACCAGTAGTAAGATCCGTTGTCACTAAATAGGTATTCCTTGTTAAGTTCAAGATCCATCAACAGATCCCGATCTTTTATAAAATTATCAATTACAATCATTCGAAGTCACAATCATGTTCAATTAATACTGGCATATCATCTACTGTTTTCCAAAGCATTATGCCCTGTTCTTTATTATAGATGTATACAAGATAGCGACGAATTCCGTGTTTTACAAAACATCTGTCGTCTAATACGATAGAATCGATTACTGACTCTCCTGCCTTCTGGCCCACATAGTAAGCCATGGCATCTTTCGGGTTTTGCCCGATAATGATTTTTCTAATAAGTTCCATTTCATTTAATTTAACCAGTAGTCAATTGAAGAGGAATCTCCTCTGTCACTTTCATCTTGTAAATAATTAGTGAAAGTATCTTCTACTGTATCTGTCATTAATTCATATTCCTCTATTGCGGACATATGCATACCGCACATAAACTCATACCTATCATTGGTATCAAAATCTTCGTCTCCAGGCATAAATGCGCCAAAACAATACATAGATAGGAACTCTTCTTTACCGCCATAGGAATCCATAAGATCATCGATCTCATCAAGTTTTAATCTTAACTGCTGGAAGAATTCTAATCTCTCTTGTTTCGTCATTATAACGCTGTGTTATCACCCATGTACTCAACCTCCAGAGATGTGTTGACTCCGTATACGTTAACTCCTAACCCGTCGGCTTGACCTGTAAGTCTGATTTTATAACCTGCTGCACCATCCGAATAATAAAGAGCCGAAAGAGTATATGTGCTTATATCCCCGGCTACTGCTGGTACCGTTATCGTCCGAATGTTTGCACTATTAACTTCTATATTGAAAGTCGCAGAATCCGTTAGTATTACCTGTATAGTTCCTGTTATTTTAAACCATCCTTCAACCTCGTTTATTAGAACAGAATCTCTTGGATCAGAAACTTGAGAAATAGATAATCCAGGTTGTGAAGCACCATTGGCCAGTGTACCAAACCATACTGAACTACCAGTTGCTGTAGTTGCTCCAGTCGCTGAAGTATCTTCGTATATCTCTGCGTACTGAACAAGCGTGTTAGTCGCTGTGCTACTCATTTGTAAAGTTGCTCCTGCACGAGCGTACATGATACCTACTGTTGCTGTTCCAGCAGTTATAGAATTACCTACTGCCGTTGCTAAATCTGATTGCTCAATATATTTATAGGCACTTGTGCTTTCGTCCCAGATTAGATACTTATCGTTATTTGCTGGCTGAGTGATTTGACTTAGTAGCGCTGGGTCTTTTAACTCAATAGTGCTTCCTGTTGCAGACAGTGGGGTATTTGCTGTGATCGATGCCGTACCAATTGGACTGGTGCTGAGGTTACGTGTTACAACAACGCCACTACCATCAAGCATGAGGGCCGTAGTATTTGAAGTGGATGTAGATGGTGTCCCAGATATCTTTAATGATCCTGTTGTCTCTACTGTATCTGTAGATATCTTTAACGCTGTATCGTTACCTGCTCCATCTTCAACGACCTGCTCAGTGGCTGATGCCTCTGAAGACTGAAGTTTCAGTAGTAGGTTAAATGTATCCTTTATTTTATTTCCGCTAAGTGATGCCATATGATTATGTTTGTAGTAGCAAAGATACTGATATGCCTAAAAGTAGGGTAGACCGAAAGAAAAGATTCCGTGAATTCTCTAAGATAAACAAAAAGTTTGTCAAAGAAAACTATTTAAAGAATCTTACATACCTATACAGAGACGCTAAGAACAATTATAGTCTAACCAGGCCTGAAGTAGATTTCATTTTGTTTGTTTATGATCTTGAATTCTGGACGATAAACTACGTTGCAACTAAAATGCAGAAGAGTGAAGCGCAAATGCGAAAGGATTTTATATGGACACTAAAGAGTAAAGGCTACATATACAAGCACTTCGATAAACTAACACCCAGTCAGCACATAGAGGATCATATATTCAGAGAAGAGACTAAGTATAACTATGCAGTACGATACGCCTTAACGCAAAAAGGCCGGCTAATAGTAGCCCGCCTTTACCGCAAGATGGGTGGAGAGGAGGAGTTTAACCCTTAGCCTTGCGCGCGGCATCCATTGCTGGATTGCTTTTTCCTTTATCGTGTGTTACAATTCTAAATGGCGCCTCGGCTGAAGC